ATCGAGCAACTACGCGGTATTCACAGGAGATATTTTCGAGGTCCTGATCGGAAAAGCCGGATTACGTATTCAAAACGGATATGTATATAAGAAAGATACCGACCATACGACATGGACAAAGATTTGAGAAATACCAACGGTAGTACATTCCCATAGCGTGAACATAATAACTATGGACAAAATATTTAATAAAACGAAAAAGGTGTTGGAAGGTATTGCTACCAAGCTGTCCGAAGCACTTATGACCGTGCAAGGATGGCTTATAGGACTATTGATCGTTATCGTGAATTTCTTCGCTGGGTATCAGCTCGTACTTTATGGGGTGCTTATTGCCGTAGCCTTCGACGCTTTGTTTGGAATATGCGTCGCTCGAAAGCGCGGAGAATTTATCCTGTCAGAACTCCTGCGGGCTACGATATTCAAGCTGGCAGTTTACTTCAATCTGATCGTAGTATTCGTTTTCATCGATAAATTCGTTACGACAGGAGGTATCGAAACGAAGATTACGACCGTGATCCTGGGTTCTGCCATTTGCCTGGCAGAAGCATGGTCGAGCTGTGGCAACGCTTTAATCATCAGTCCGAACTTTCCATTCTTACGTCTGTTTCGAAAAGCATTGACCGGAGAAATAGCCCGCAAGCTCAATGTAAATCCTGAAGATGTAGAAAACATATTAAACAGCACAAAAAAATGACCAGAGGACTTCGTAACAACAATCCCGGGAATATCCGCAAGGACGGAACCCATTGGAAGGGAGAGGTGGAACCTTCCCGCGACGCTGCGTTCAAGCAGTTCGAATCTATGGCGTGGGGATACCGCGCGATGTTCAAATGCCTGAACACTTACAGCCGTAAATACGGGCTCGACACCATTCGGAAGACGATTTCACGCTGGGCACCCCCGAGCGAGAATGACACGGAAGCATATATCCGTACGGTATCCGAATTGTCCGGCGTCCCGGAAAACGGACGGATCACGGCAACCAACCGCGATGTGATGATCCCGATAGTCGCAGCTATGTCGCGCGTAGAAAATGGCGTTGATGCCTGCATGACGGACGTGATGGCCGGCTGGGACCTGTTCATCAACGGTTGATAGCTCGTACTCATTATGGTACTGCGGAAAATAATCCTGATTCTCCTTCTGACCGGCTTGTTCCTTGTCGGATGGTGGCTCGGCAGGCGATCCGTCGATGTCCGTATCATCGAGCATACTCGAATCGATACGGCCTACTTCGAAAGACCGCAACCGCATAAAATACTGTCCTCGGCTATTTCGGTAGAGGTGCCGAAATGGTTGTTCGCCCCAGCGGATACCACCTTTACCACCGTAACAATAAATCCCAACCGGGACAGTGTGCCGGTACAGCTGCCATTCGAACGCCGGGAATATCGCGACAGCAGCTACTTCGCCATAGTGAGCGGAATAGCCCTGGGCGACTGCCACCCTACCCTTGAACACATCGAAACATACGGACGTACTATCACGCAGCAGAAAATAATCCGAACGCCCTACCGATGGCAACTCGGGCCTGCCGCAGGCGTCTATTACGTTAATCGCACGGGTGGCGTATGGATCGGAGGGCAACTTCACAGAAACATCGGAAGGTTCAATATCACGGCATCCCTCGGCTGGGACCCACGCGATAACGGCCCCTATGTTCAAGGAAGCATAAGTATGGATTTATGGCGGAAATAACTTTTTAACGAATTATAATTATGGAAACAATTAAAAAAATCGGACTGCTTTTCCTTGCCTTCTTCTCATTCGTTTGTATTGTGGGTGGGATAGGAACACTCTACTATTGCCAGGTCGAAAGCAGCAACTTGTTCGCAACCGGGTTGATTCCCGTCGGGGCAATCTACTTCTACCTGCTTTGGCCGACATTGAAAAAGTATCTGTTCTAACAGCTTTCGCCCGTCAGGGGTGGGCGTAAAAAAAGCCCCTGCCTTTATTAGCGTCTCTCTTACCTTCCGCTAATAATAAAGGTGCCAACACACCACGACAGGGGCTGTAAAGCCTTTGCAAGTGTGTTGGCACTTATTTTTATTTGGTAAGAGAGTGAACAAAGGTAAGAGAAATATCCTATATGTGCAAATCTGAACTTTACCGACAAATTCTCGGCACGGTATCGCAAGAAACGGAGATTTCGGAAGAGCGAATACTATCCAAAGCCAAAAACGCCGAGATCGTGGATGCCAGGTATTTACTGGTCTATTTCCTCTGGAGGCAGGGATTTCACGCCCCGGTCATATCCTCGCTGATGAACTTCTCACGACGGCCCATAGAGAAGATGATTTCCCAATTCGATCTTCGTCGCAAACAAAGCGGTAAAATGTTCGAAATGCTCCTCGTCCGTATTGCGTCCAAACTCCGTCCCACCTGCGACTGATACGATTGATTCTCCCATCGTTCATGTCGATTTTTGCATTGTGAGCTCAACGGCAGCGTCCGCCGAACGGACGCAACAATGTAAAAGTCTAAAACAATGAACGAAAAAACTTTAGTGTTCGACAACGGTGGCGCAATGGACGGCAACCTCGTGGCCGCGTTGATGAACGGAAACAACCGCAATAACGGCTACGGCAATGGCTACGGCTGGGAGTGGATGTGGATGATCCTGCTCTGGGCTCTCTGGGGCGGCAACGGATGGGGTGGCTTCGGCGGTCGCGGAAACGGACTCTCGAATCTTCCCGCCGAGCTGAACGGCGACGCAGGGCGTCAGCTGCTGATGAATGCCATTCAGGGAAACGGCACCGCCATCAACCAGCTCGCATCTTCGCTCAACTGTTCCGTACAGCAGATTCAGACCGCTCTGTGCAACATCCAGGCACAGTCGGGCCTCTCGGCGCAGCAGATCATCAATGCCGTGCAGTCCGGCAACGCACAGGTGCTTTCGCAGATGGCCTCCTGCTGCTGCGATGTCCGCACCGCCATCGAGCGCCAGGGCTACGAAAGCCAGCTCGCAACGCTCAATCAGACCAACACCCTGACGAGCAACGCCAACACGCAGTTCAATGCCCTCGGCTCGAAGATCGATGCCCAGACGCAGGTCATCAACGACCGTTTCTGTGCCCTCGAGATGCGTGAGATGCAGAACAAACTCGACGCCGAGCGTGCCAAGAGCGCGGCATTGGCCGGGCAGCTCTCCCAAGAACATCAGACGGCGACGATCATGCAGTCGCAGGCCCAGGCCGTAGCGCCCATCAACGCTGCGATCGGCGATCTGAGCAACCGGCTGGCAAAGATCGAGTGCGGCCTGCCGCCTACGACCGTGGTTCCCAATCCGCAGGTGTACGCGATGCCCGCCTGCGTAGCCGCCCAATACGGGCTGGGCTTCGGTGCCGCGTTCGGACTCGGCGGCAACGGCGGATTCTGGGGTTAATACGGAAAGGAGGTATGCTATGGCAGTATTCCCATTTCAGTATGTCAATCGCAGAGGTATCCCGGTCATCAAAACTACGGGTGTGACGGTCAATGCCGCCGATGTCGTGTTCTCATTCCAAAACCACGCCTTTGCCAATTCCTGGTACAGGGGGATAGTCCTGGTCGAGCTGTCGCAGGCAATACCCGCAGGCACGACAGGCACGCTTCCCGTGTTGTTCGAAACCAACGGCGTGACCAAGAATGTGACCACGTACAACGGAGCCAATGTCACCGTGTCCGATATTCCGGGGACGGGTGTATTCCAGCTCTTCTACGACAAACAGACCGACACCCTGCAACTGATGACAGGGGCCGTTTAACCAATAATAAACCGAAGGCTTCAGGAGGGGAAACCGCCCCTCCGGAGCTTTCAAAAAACAATTAACCGAAGATGTTTGCGAATTTAACCAAAGGCGCTCCGGTATATGTACTCGATATGCGCGGAACTCCCAAATACTACATGGCGACGCTTGAAGAGGCGCCACAGCCCTATTTCCCCGCTCCCGGGAACTTTCCCCCGGCGCAGCCTTCCGTCAGCTTCCCGGTAGGGGACCAGAAATGGGTCGTCCCGGTAAATGCCGATATGGTGACAAAGGACGGACTCACGGTCACGACATCCCGCGAACGGCTCATAGACGCCATCAATGCGGCAAAGCAGCAGAGCCAGTCCGTTGTGGATTCCTACGAAAAACACAAGGCCAATCTGGAAGTTTTCGATCAGATCATGCGCGAAGTGAATCCCGCGTACGCGGGTCAGGCGCAACGCGACAAGGAGCTCCAGGAGCTGCGGGCAGAGGTGGGACAACTTCGTCAGATGCAAACGGAGTTCGCCTCCATGAAGTCATCGCTGGACGCCTTTCTTAAATCGCAAATGTCTGCTAAAACAAGCAAATCATGAGAATGTGGGAAATCGAAGGCCGGTACCGCGGTGACGGGTACGGCGAGCGTGAAGAAATCGAACGCAAGATGCGCGAAGCCTACGAGTGTGGCTACGAGGATGCCAAACGCGAAATGCGCGACGGCTACGGGGAGCGTCACACGGGAGGCTACATGCCCGACGGCTACGGTGAGCGTGGCGGAGAATACGGCAGCGACGGATATGGCGAACGAAGAGGTGTCCGGGGAACCGGACCCTACTCCAGATTCCGCCGGTAAAACGAATCCGGAGAGGGGAGAAATCCCCTCTCTTTAACAGCGAAACCTATGGACAGAGAAAGATTGGACGCAAGGGACTCCATGCCGGCAGATATTCGCGCATACCTCGAAAAAAACGGATGGTCCTTTTCGAAGAAAATGTGTGAATTTGCCGTCAGCCGCATGAAGGACCGCGACGGGAAGAAAATAGAACCCATCACCAAAGAGCAGATCGACAAATTGCTCAAGACGAACGGTATCGAGCTCAAGCACGACAACGGCTACGACTGTGTATATGTCGCGAATATGGCCCGGGCCGATTACTGGGGATCATCCATTGCCGATGAACAACACCTGGCCCTGTTCGTCAAGGATTTCATCGACGATGAAGACGCCTATCCCGGGCTGCCCTTCACACGATATTTCGCCGATCTGATAGGGTCGGGAACAAATGTTCCGTGGGAAGATGTCCTGTAACAGAATCAAATCCAGAACGCGGCTCGAAAGACCGTATGTGAGGATTCAAAAAGTGTATTCAACGACATGAAGCTGCGGGATCTGAGGATAGAGAACTATGATTGGCATGTGCGGTTTTACTTCGCCGTACATGGCTATCACACGCGCTCTATCCTTTTTTCTTTGGAACAGATAGAGTGTCCCAGGCCAATTATGGAGCGAGTACGGGAAAATTTGGAAAAGGCCGATATGGATTCGGGATTCACCTATTCCAACAAGACCCGGCGAAGGTCTGTCGTAGTCGTAGGATTGGCGTCATCCCAGGCACAATTCCTGAACTCTTTCGAGCATGAACTGCGGCACCTGTGCGACGACATCGCCGTAGCATCCGCAATGCCGATGCAAGGCGAAGAAGTAGCCTATCTGACAGGACAGATAAATACAATGCTTTGGAAAGATATTCACCAATTTATTTGTTGCAAAGGTAAATGCGACGGTTATGGACGAACAAACTAAATATCTGATGTCATTGTTGGAGATCAGCGAATGCTGCTACCCTATTTATGTAGCCGTAATCTGCGAATTGATAGAATCGATATAATAGCTGGATAAGATCGGCTTTTATATCTTCATCAATGTCCCGACAACGTGCGAAAGGCGCACTTCCTTCGTGTGCCCCGAAAGATACGTTATAAAGTAGCTTCACGTCCGGCTCCCGCCCAATAGAGTTCAATGCTTGAAACGACATTAACAGAATGAATCAAAAGAACACTTTTATCGTCTAATTGCAATTATGCAATAGGATGAACGGATGTAATTCTACATCATATATTCCGAATTGCACGGTTATTATCCTCTCCCTTTCCGCAAATTCATCAAAATAAAGGCAGCTCCTGCTGCCATCCGTCAATGTATTCTCTAATATTCCTTTTGAATTTCCGCCATAAAAACGGCAAGGATTTGTGTGCCTTGAATCGATAGACGAAATCATGGCGATAACTCACGCCCATCCTTGCTTCCCGGCAGATAATCATTTCGAGCAATCGATTCCGTGAATAACTGATGTATATTTCGGAATCGTCACGTGCCCCGCCTCTGCGTTCGTTTTTCCTATATCGTCCCATTTGCAAATTCCGAATAAATCATTATATTTGTATCGGTGTGAGGGGTGATTCTTCGGAATTGCCTCTTTTTTATTCATCTTCGAAGGCGTCCGGTACTTCTCCGGAATGTTCCCGACAAAAACCGATTGGCCGGATCTCTGGGCCGCTGCAATCTTCGAAAACAATAATTGCCATGTTTCCGTCCGATCTGCATCCAATCAATTCACAACTATTCGGAATGTCGATTCTCACCTCAAATCTCCGATTCATAGCTACCTGCTTTTTGAGTATATCGCCGACCGCAACTCTCCAAAACGCGGATTAAGTGCCTCCGGTGTTCTGGTGTATCCTTATCCGGAGCAACATAAAACGTTACCCCCGCAATTCGAATTATTCTCGTACATTTATTTTCTATTGCCAGAAGTTTAGCACGATCTACTGTACCGTTTTTAGATGTATCTACTGCCATATGAATAAAAAAGGGAGCGATTTTGCCTCTCCCGGTTAAAACTTCTCTTTCCTTATTTGTTCTTCCAGCTCTCTTTCCGCCTTGCGTATGTCCCTCTGCAACTCCTCCAGCCGGGTGATCTGTTCTTCACTCATGCGTGGACACCCCGAGAGCCAGCTGCTGTAATTGGGCGTACTAATTTTGCCGCAGGCGATACTCCCCACCCGCAGACAGTAATCGTAATACTTTACAAACTCATCTTCCGGAGCGTCCCGGTCTATGTCGGTGATGATGTCATCCATCCCAACTATATAGTCCGCGCATTCGGTGATCCCGCCGACATCGCCGCCGACCCAGCTCCGCGTAGCATCCTCATAATCATAGCCGTGTTTCTCGCAAAAAGCCTGCAAATAGGCGTTGCAGGCTTTTTCGTAGTCTGATTTGAATTTCGTGTTCATAGATATTCTTGGTTAGTTACTTGGTTAGTCAAAATGCACAGAGCATCTTACTCATTTTCGTGAATCGGCCGCCAGCCGATAATCTTATGACCAATACCAGCCCATCCGGGATACACATATATCCACCATTCAGAACGGTCATATTTAACAGTGACAAATGGAAGTTTCTTATCAGAGGTTTTACACAACACGAGTTGTCCATTTTGCGGCAGCTCCTCTTTCGGATCACGCCAGCGGGTCAATTCCTCATATTCGAAATTAGCGCCAACAACACAGGCGGATGTAACGATATTTTCAAAAGTTACATGGTCTTCATTGAATTGATCAAGTTCGACCCAGGCATTGGCCACATATTCTTGTATTCTTTCCTCAATTGTTTTCATTTCTCATTGTTTTTGAAATATTCGACGATCTCCTCGACTGTAGCCTTGCGGTAATAACCTGATGGTACATCTACAAAAGAATCGAATCGCGTATGTTCGTTAAAAATAAGCCGTCTAACCCCATTTTTACTCTCATTAGTCGGATATTCCGTATATGAGTACCATTGCTCCTGATCGTTCTCGTTGTTCATCGCCGCCAGCGCCCTGAACAGCTCGATGTTGGTGCCGCAGTCTATGCAATTCAAGGCGGTGAATGTTTGTGCGTCATGAGCCACGCCGACACAATAAGTGTCACATATTACCTTATCGCCTAATCTCTCTTCTTTTGGGGGATAAATATATTCATAGCCAATATGCATACACCACTCGATCACATCTTTTCGCTTCTCCGCATCCTCGACGCGGACAAAGCAATGGGTTGTGAATTTCATTCCTCGTTCAGTCTTTGTTTGAATGCGTTTAATGCACTGCAATCGGGGCAATTTCCCCCATTACTTGTTTGTATTGAGTAAATTGGACAATCCTTGCAAAATGCTTCGATCGCTTTATCCCGCATCCTTTCCTCGGCCTCCTGCTCGGCGAGTTCGGCTGTATGGCTCATTGCTGCTCGTAGCTGCCATTTGGCGTGGTCGCTCATCTCTATTACAAGATGATTCAAGCATCCGTCGATAAATTCCTTTGCTTTTTTGCTTTTCATGGCTATTCGTCGATTATAAACCAACCGTCATGCAGGAGTTGTGCGCGGCTAATTCGGGATTTGAGGATAGTTCGATGTACCCGCCAGCATCGGGAGCAAACAATATCATGCACCACGTCGTATCGGTTGGGTTTGTTTTGGCGGCAGAACCAATTTCGGGGCGATTTGACGCAATATACCTCCTCGAAATCCTTATGCCCGAACCAGCGGCAGATAAGGGGCAAAAGCCATTGTTTCATAGTCCTATTCATTGCTCGCCTCCTTTCAGAAATTCGGGATTGTCGTGGATGTTGCTAATGACTTCTTTTCCAAATTTATAAATCCAATCCTGATCCAATCTTAAATAACATAATTCCTTTCTATCGACCAAGGCCCCCATAAAAGCTGCGTTGCCGGTATGGTAAAAGATTCTATGAGGGCGAGTTTTATCCTCGGACAATGGAGAGCGTATCACATCCCCCTCGTAAATCTCCTTACCGTTCTTGTCTTTCAGCCCCGTAAACTCGCCGACGGTAGTGGGATCGACCTCGTGTCTGTTTGCATCATCGAATATAAAATAGCGCCCATTCAAAATGACAAGGCTGCCATACAACCACTCTCCGTTGTCGAGGCGCTTGCCCCGGAATTTAATTTCTCTCATATTTCAAAATGTTTGAAAGTTTTTCAAAGTTTTGCAATGTTCTGCATCGAATCTCGTTGTTTCACCAACTCAAATTCGTAAACTACCCGTAAAGATCGTTGAACATTACTTTTTTCATTTCCTCTGATCGTTTTGATTCTCCTCAATATCGGGGTTGTCGGCCTTGCTTTTGTCGAAAAAGCGGATTCCGCCATTGATAGTCAGCATGTTGATATTCATCCCCTGCTTCAACAAATCGTAGATTGCGGTTGTCGCTATCCCAATTGCAATGACGGAGATAATAAGAATAACCAATATTACGGCCCATGCAATCGAGCGATAGGGTTCCCCGGATATAATACCACATAAAACAATTGTCAGTGTTCCAATAAGAAAACTTGTAAGTAAGTGTTTTTTCATTTCCTTTCGTATTCGTTTATCGTTTCAAAAATCCGCAATGCCACCTGCGGGACTATGGCGTTTCCGCAGGCTTTGACGGCTTCCCGGCGCCACCGAGGAAAGGCGATACCAGCCAATTCACCGGGAAACCCATCATCTCCGCCACATACAGGGGGTTGAGTCGGGAACCCGTTCCAGTCCGGTATTCGTCGCTTTGCATCGCTGTTTTGGGTAGTCCGTTGCATATGCCCTGACTGGCAGGAAGCGTTACATTCTTCGCATCGTTCGCTGTCGGGGTCGGTAAAAGTCCGCTTACTGCCAGATCGTTCAACAGGGACATATATGTTAGACCCGATTTTCTCGTTTTGTATAGTCCGGTTACTTTTTGACCTCCGCGTGATGCGTCCGAGGCATGGGGTGTCGGAAGCAATACTGTCGGCATGAACTCCGTTCGACCGTTCACGCATCGTTTCAGACCCTGCGTCTGCACGGTGGGCAACAAACCAGCATCTGTCCCGACGGTGGGGAGCGCCGACACCGCAAGCCGGTATAATGTACGGCTGCACCTCGTATCCTGCCGCCTCCAGGTCAGCGCACACCTGTTCGAAGACCATCCCTTCCGACCAATTAACGATTCCGTAAACGTTCTCGCCAACGACCCAGCGCGGTCGAACAGTCCGAATAACGTCGAGCATCGCGGGCCACAGGTAGCGGTCGTCTTCTGTACCTCGCCGCTTTCCTGCGAGGCTGAACGGCTGGCACGGGAATCCACCGGTAAGCACGTCGATACGGTCTTTCCAAATGGTAAAATCTGCTGTTCGTATGTCTTCGTATTGCTTTGCATTGGGAAAGTGGTATTTGAGTATGGTTCGGCAAAAAGGATCGATCTCGCAGTTGAAAGCGTTCGTCCAGCCAGCCCACTCGGCGGCGAGGTCGAACCCGCCGATCCCGCTGAAAAGAGAGGCGTGGGTCATAAGAGATCATCGGTTATTGTCCTAATTTTTCAACGATCCGCATCTCTCGTTCGGATAACTCCCATACTATAGTCTCTTTCTTCACCGCAGCTCTTTCGGCGGCAACTCTTTCGGCGGCGGTATGTGAGATTAAAAAACCGGAACCGTAAATCATTTTCCCGTGCTTTTTTTGATCATCGAGTGCAGAGCGGTGCAGCATTTCCCGCTTGTCTATCCTTATCTCACCCTTGTTTTTCACGATGTACGCTACATCCGAAACCGTCAGCACGCAGTCCGGGTATTTGTATTTCGGCAACTCCGCTTTCGGTGCCGAGCAAATGGCGTCGATCCCCTTATATAGCACAGGATCACCTATTACGCCGGACTCGCCGAACATATTGGACAAAAAAGATGTCTTTACTTTTGCCCCGTTTTCGTAAACGATATCGGCGCCGCATACGATCCGTGTACAGTCAAGGTCAGCGCTGAACAATGTCAGATGCGGGGCAAACAGGAAAAACTTGATCCCTCGTTTCAGATAGAACCGGACAATTTGAGAGACGATCGAAAAGGGCGGGTTGTCGATCACCACGCAATTATCGGGATAGACCAAGCTCTCGTAATCACCACCCGGATAGAACGGGCGGACAACGGTCATCCCGTCGATGTCGCAATGATCGGCTACATATTGCAAAACATAGTCGTACACCGCTGGAGGCGTATAGCAGTCGTCGGTCGTTTTCTTGGGCTTGAATTTTTCCACAAAGCCCTCGTAATCGTCGAAAATCCCTTTTTGCGACTTTCCTCGATTCGTGAATACATGCTCTTCTTGATTGAATAAATCAACTACTTTCATTATCAGCCTGCTATTTATCGGTTATCCCCGTTTGAGTCGATCACGCCGCGCTCACGGCGGCTGGCGAGTTTGTCGAGGTTCTGCTGCATGACCTCTTCGAGCGTGAAGCCGAAGCAATCGGCAATGCCCGCGATAAACCACGCACAATCCCCGACCTCTTTCATCAGCTCGGATTTGTAACCCTCCACCTCTTGCAGATCACCCGTATTGAAGACCAAATGATCCATATCCAGCCGGCACACTCCCTTTCGGCGCCATTTGGCGATCTTGTCGGCGATTTCGCCCACCTCGGCCATCAGGCCGAAAAGCATATAGGTCGCATTCTCGCAACTCGGCAGCCGCGTACTCATCGCGCGTGTCTGATATTCGTTCGCTCTCATCCTTTATAATTCTTAAAATCAATACTATTGAAAATAGATTTGTGATTACACCAACGGGCTAATCGCTTTTGCTCCTTTGTCGGTTCGATATTGTTTTCGAAATCTCGATATGGTTGGGCAAAGGGACTTACTCCCAATCGCTTCAGAGCCTCAATGCGGACCAAACTTTCGTGTACATCCCCAATTAAAGCATAGACAAAAATTCTATATGGTTTTATGCCGCGCTTGGACAACTCCTGCACAACCTTTGTCACAGAATCTAACTGACTGATTCTGTCGCATGCAAACCGGACGTATCTTATCCACTTAACCCGCGATAGCAAGTCAAGTATATATTTATCGGCACACGCCCGGCGAGCATCCAACCCTTGATTAAAATCAACAGATATGCCCGTGCGAATTATTTCTTCGATTTGTTCCAGCCCGAAATCCGACGCCAGTACATTGTTATCCAATAATATAGCCCGACGCTTATCGCCGAGGAACTCCCGGAGCGGGGATGCCGGCCGGATGGAGCCTTCCTTGTGCGGAACGATGCACCACGGGCAACCGTTCGGGCAACCGCGTGTTAGGAATCCGAAAGCCTCATTCACACTGTAAAGCGAATAATCAGGACAGATATGTTCAATCTCGTCTGGTAATGTTGTTGTATAGTCCTTATAACCTGTTCCCGCCCGTACGATCTCGCACGGGTAGTAGTCTGCACAATCAGCCGTGAAAGTGAAAACTTTAGACATATACACTCGATCGTACCTACCGAACATCGGATTGGCGAACTCAACCGAATCCCCGTGCGACTTATGCCAAGCCGAAAGTTTCATCAATGCCAAGTTCGGAAAATGATGACCATCTACATCTACTAATCCTATATTCACTCTTTGTAGTATTTTCAGTTTTTCCTGTTAAACTTCCTCTCAACCAGATCGCATAAATCCAGGTACATCGCATCGGCATTCTTCTCTTTCACTCTCTCCCGGAACCCCGCTATATTCGACAGCCAGCAGCCGCAACGGACATAAATGCCGTCTTGCAGGTTGAAAAAGTAAACCTTGCTGCCAATCCGAGAGCCGAACCCGACAAAAGCCAGGAAAGGATAATCGCCGATATATTCGCCTTTCCCTTCGAAGGAGCACCCCTTGCCGAAAGAGCAATCCTCACCGAAAGAGCACCACTTGCCGAAGGAGCAGCCCTCGCCGAAGGAGCACTCCTCACCGAAAAAGCACTCCTCACCGAAAGAGCAATCCTTACCGAAAGAGCACTCCTTACCGAAAGAGCACCACTCGCCGAAGGAGCACTCCTCACCGAAAAAGCAATCCTCACCGAAAGAGCACCACTTGCCGAAAGAGCACTCCTTACCGAAAGAGCACTCCTTACCGAAGGAGCAGCCCTCGCCGAAGGAGCAGCCCTCGCCGAATATTTGTATATCACTGTAATCCCCCGAGGGGTATTGTTTGATTCCGTCGATCACCTCGAAGGCATCGAAATCCGCTTGTGTGTATTCTTTCATTTTCGTTAATCTATTAAATTCAATTCGATGATTCCGTCTATTTTACAATCCTCGATCCCGATACACTCCAACAGAGCCGGGATGCGTACAAGAGGTTTGGCCGGGTTGAAGTCGTAGCGGCCCGAAATCCGACCGTTGAGAGAGCTGATGATCCTACACAGCGACAGCACGATGTTGTAAGACCTTTGAGGAGCCTCCAACAGGATACAGCCGCTGATGGTCCGATACGCCTCGTCCGTCTTGTCGTTGTACTGCCGGGCGGCTCGGTCGTCGATCTTGCGAAGCATCGACCACGCGACGCCGTGAGCCTGCGAGACCAAAGTCTGAGCCTGCGTATAGCGGCGTTTGGTTTCATGGTGGAACAAGCCGGATGCCGTGAGTTCGGACTCAAGGTCGAGCATCGCGTAGTTCAAGCAGCCGACCAGCGTAAGCATCCGCACCGCGAGCGGCACGTACCGCTCGTCTTCCGGCCGAGGACCCCGCGCGAGCAAGCGAGTGTTCATCCAGGCCGTATGTTTAATCAACATTGCCTGGCGGTAAGAAAGGTTGGTCATATAATCAATGCGTTTTACCCATAGTGAACCACTCGGCAGAATGAAGCCAGTGATAAAATTGTCGTTTTGTCATTTATCCAAATAATTTTGAACTGCCGTTATAGCTTCATTCAGTGTGCGAACAAGTACATACTTGTTTCCAACCTGTTCAAAAGATTTCTGCCATTGTTTTTGTGCTGGGGTCTGACGACTTCCTTTTACTTGGGTCTTAAATTCCAGTCCCAGTACACCAAACCCATCTCGGGGAACAAGTAACAGTAAATCCGCCGCTCCAGCCGTCATCCCTTCAGCTTTCATGATGGCCGCCTCGGTTTTACTTCGCAATCCACCATTGGGCACGCTCGTCAAATTCAAAGCATACTCGGGGTATTGAAGCCGGAACCAACGTACAAAAGCGCGTTGGATGTTCGATTCAAGGTGTTTCATTTGCGTAAACTGTTTCCATTAAAAGCGACCCGATGGCATAGATACTTGATCCGGTCGTATATCCGATCTCCATATCGGTCCTTGATCGCTTCGCCTGTAAGGTTCGAAGATATGAACAGAAGCGTATCGGGATTGTCCTGTGCCTTGTTGATGAGTTCTACGACCAGATTACGTCGTGTCCCGAACTCTACTCGGTCCACCTCCACGCCCATATCGTCCAGTGTGATAAACTTGCGTTTAATTACGTCGTCGATATTGACACTCTGTGACCCGCAGTCCACGACCGTTACGATCCGGTTGGCGAACTTGCGTAGCAACATCGGAATTGCGTAGCGGACCAACAGCGATTTCCCGCGTCCGCAGTTTCCGAACAGTAGTAACCCTTTTCCGTTGTTTGCCGACAGCCATTCCGCTACCTTGTCGTATTCCGGCAACCAGACAAACCGTTCGCCCATAGCTCCCAGAACTGCGGACATCGCAGTCACCAACTCTTCTTTCGCATTCGGAATACTGAAGGTGAAACGGGCGCAAGGCGTAGGATTACCTTCGATTTTCAACTGTTTCAGGATTTCATCGTAGTTCATTGTCAGAAGTCTTCATACGTTTGGCCCGGTTGGGCGTGATAGTCCGTTGCCGGATGGCGATTTGCCGAATTGTCCTGGTCATGTGGAGGGAACAGCCCCGAATAGTTGTTGGCGATCGAGAAGTCCACGATACGGCGAGCTTTGGCCGCATCGTTGCCCGAAAGCGTCAGCAGGCGTACATAGCAACGCTGTAATCCGAGCGGTCGATAGGTCTGTCCGCGTTCAGACTTGTAAGCAAGCCAATCCGCCATGATAGGCTGGAACGCAGGTTCGACAGCCGAGAGATCTATATTACGCCTGGATTTTTTCGGGAAAAAGTCGTTTAACCACGTTTGGAAATAAACATTTTTCGCAAATTGAGCGCTGCGTTGCAATTTAACATAATCTATAACCAGTCCCTCCGTCTTTTTGCAAAAGTCCTTGTAGTCATCGGTAAGCGACTTGCGCTTTCCCTTGAACTTATCCCACAACGTCACAAATTCAGTCGGAATATAATCTTCTTCCCCCTCGGGGGGATATAAGGGGGGATTATTTATATCTTCGACGTAAGGAGAAGATATAATACTTTTCTTTACTTCGCGGCAAAATTCCGGAGTATTCGGCGATTCTTCCGGAAGTTTGGCTGTTTCTTCCGGAAGAATGCGGCAAAATTCCGGTATTTCAAGATTCTTGCGTTTCGCTCGTATGCAAGTGTCAATATATCGCCTTTGGATGGCTGCCGACGTTATGATCCCACGAGAGAGCAGTTCTTTATTGAAAAGACCCACACCACCGCAGTACCGAACAATCTCCAAAACAACCGACTCCTTTAACCTGAGGTATTCAGCCACGTTGAAGGCAGTACTTTCGTCCCACGCAGCAAAACAGCCTTTTACCCGGTATATATTACATAGCAAGTAGTCGTAAACCGCAATACCGTCACAACCGAAAGCCTTAACAAGCCGCCTTATCCGAATATCCAAATATCTATCCGTATCGACGCTGTAATAGCTTAATCCGACCCTAATATTGGCCATATCATTGTATTATTTCGGTGGTTTATCAAACACTTCAATCATCTTCTTTATTTACAATTTTAAGCGTTCTTTCTCGTAACTTATCATAGTCCGAAGGTTGTCGCACTGATGCTTGCAAGATGCATTGATGCGGTCCAACCACTTTTCTAAAGCATTCAGCTCCGAAGCAGAACTGTTCACCAATTTTGTCGCCAACGATGGAGACAAACTGATAATCGTTTCTTTTTCATCGTGAAACAACCTGGCCACCGCAGCGTCACGCATTCCGACAACCTCACTCAACAATTCACCGCTGCGAGCGTAGTAAACACCCAGCTGGTCCAAACGCTCTATCATGGCTTCGATATTGGGATTATTCATACATTCAAGAGCCATCTGAATATTCCGAGCTTCCTTCCGTATTTGTTCGATTCTTTGCATGGCGTTTAATTATTTTTTTATACAGGATTCTACCCATACGGATAGCATTTAGTCCTCGGATAGTCGAGGCATCGCAAAACTCCAGGTCACGCAGAATACGTACTATTTGCCGAATCTCCCAAGACTTGATTTCATAACCGATCATGGGATTCCGAATATTAGAATGGAAGATCATCTACCCTATCTGCCAAAGGCATATCCGCGATATTCTCCACTGTAACCGGTGCCGAAGTGAAGTTTATGGCCTTACCCCGGCCGATATAAACACGAGGTGCTTTCGCCTCTCTCTCCTCTTTAGTCTGACGCATAAATACCGAATGGGTATTTTCGTAGGAATCCGGTTCCCGGAACTGCGAAACGCATACGGCGATATACTTCTTGCCATTATTGGCAACTTTGATCTGGTCGCGGGGAATATCCGAAACGCAAATCGATACATTGATAAGTTGTGACATAGCTACGGTTGTTTTTTGAATGTTGTTTTGATACTCGTTTTACTACTTCGAACGGGCGGGTAAAGCATCTCACCCGTTTCGGGATCGGCAAGCCCGGAAACAGGCAGTTGTCGAAGCATTGTTTCTCGCTCTTTAATGTCAGCTTTCAAGGATTCAAGAGTTGCGTACATATCATATAACTTACTGTCACCGCAATCCGCATAATCGTATTTGACACCGACCTCGGCTTCTTCCAACCGGCAATCCCCGAATTGGTGCGATTTCCCGTATTGGGATAATTCGCGGAGTGTGATGTCCCGGATCTCTTCATTATCCTTGAACGCCTTGATTGCCGCTTCCATCCTGCTGATATTGATATGGGCCGTTATCGGGTCAATATCCCCGTTTACGACAGCCCTGACCGCCCGAGAGGTCAATTCACTGACCGAGGCCGTTTCACAGAGCAATAATGAATTATTTTCCATGCCGAGCCATCTTATAAGAATTGAACAAAGCCGCATAACGTTTAAGCACGTCAGTATCGGCGTCATAAGATTTCAGAAGACGTGCGGCAATATCGAAATCTGCCGCATAGCCTGAAGCGGTCCATAAGTCATAACCCCAATTAAGCAGACAATCGCACTTGATCGGATCGTCAAGCATATCTGTCGTAATCCGATGTTTTGCCCGGGGTGTATCGGGCCGGGCCGAAGCGAGAGGGTCCGGAGCAGCTGCCGCGCATTTTGCTGACATATTGCGCGATTTACCCTTGAATACATCGGCACCAATCCCGAGCCAGGACCCGATCTTTGTCAAAGCATCGGTTGTAGCCCCCTTGTGGGCATCACCCAAATCTGAGTTATCGTTACCTCCATAACATTCATAATAGATACCATATTCAGGTATCTCGAACGTTACCTTGACAACCACCATCTTATTGTCACGGGCAACCTGTTCGGAGCGGACACGCCAGCTACCTACTCCGAATACGTCATTCAGACGCTCGGTAACGTAGATCGCTTTGATCGTGGACAGGTAGTTCTTTGTCGGATGCGGCGATATTGCCTCTGAAGGCAGCGGCCGATCCAGTAATCTTTTCTGTTCTTCGGATATTTTACGCAGTTCCATATTCTCAATCTCTATCGGTTATCACTCGTGATGCGAACTTTTTAGAATCGCTATACCGCATCATATATTTGGTTTCCTTGCGTATCTCGGCAGCCGAGAGTTGCCTATTCCAAGAACCCGAGGCAACAATGTTTTGCGGGCGGTTGATTTCGTAAATCTCGATTCTCGTTTTCATGTCAGCTATTTTAACAATTCATTCAGTTTCTCCATCACCCGGGGAACCTCCTCGTCCGTGGCCGTACACCAGGCGCTCGCTATGCTCGTTTCCTCCCGTATCGGGACGTCGATCCATTCCGTCATTCCCATCGAATGCACCGCGCCCTGCCGCTCGGTTTCCACCGTATAGCGTCCCTGCACCGCAACGCCGTGATATTCTATCTGAAAGTCGAAAGATTCCATAGGCCCTGCAACTGTCCTTCGGGTGATGTAATCGGCGATGCGTTTGGCGAAAGTCCGAATCTCCTGATCGGTCAGATGAATTGTCGTTTGCGGCCGGTTGAAACGGGTGCTCTCGAAGAAGTAATACTCTTCCGAGGGTTCTTTCCGAGTGGACGGCGGCATTTGAGCCGTGTCGGTGACGTAGTAGGAAGTATTCATCGCTGTTCGAAAATTTCATTCAACAGATAGCGGGTGATCCGCATACGCCGGGGACCGGACAGCGCCCAGCCGAACACCAGGCAAACAGGAACGGAAACTACTACGAGTGTAATTAAGTGTGCCATACTCTTACCGAATTTCGACCCGATAGACACGGGGTCGGTTTTGGAGTTTATGTGCCCGGCGGCGGGACTTGTCGATTGTCCGGCGCACCTTGCTCTTGAGGCGGTACCACGCACGCCAGAGGCGGCCCGCAAGCGTGCCCCACAGACTTTTGACTGTGCTTTCGGAAAAGAAGGTTTGCATGTTGGTAAAGATTTACTTGTGGATGATATTTGCTGTTATTCTGCTGCTTCGACAAACTCGCCGCCTTTCAGTTGATAGAAAACATCCTCCTTGAGCGATTTCCCATCGATCTGTGCAGACCTTACGCACACTGGTTTCAGATCCTCGCCATATTCAGCGAGGGTAATCCAGCTACCTTTCTTTGCCTTTATTTTTGAATCTATACCTATGGCTGCTACAACAGCATCGTTACCTTCGCTTTCGATCTGTGCGAGGTCGCCCGAGGAGCCGATCTTTGCGTCGTCGCCCGAGGAGCCGATCTTTGCGAGGT